GGTGTCTTATATAACCCGATAACTGGTGACGTAAAATCAGATGGTAGTTATGTCTCTGACATGCTCGCATCCCCAGACATGGCTAAACATTTTGGTGAAGATGCACGAAAAAGTGTTGAACAGAAGTATGTAGCTAACATGACCCCTGCACTACAAAGGCCAGATGCCTTAGACATGGCTCAGACAAGCAAGCCAGACCCTAACATGAGAGCAGATGCTTTAGACTTACCCCAGACTACAAACCCTGACATGGGTGTAGATAACTATAGTAAAAGTGGTGACGAAAGAGACTTTACACGTATAAATGCAACAAACGCATATGACGTTGCAAATATGTATAATAAGCCAGCACTAGAAGCCATTGACCCAAATGATGATAGGTATGACTTTGTTAATCGTAACCAAGCAAAAGAACCTGTGTTGAACTATAAACCAAGTGAAGAAAACGACTTCATCAACCCTAATGGTACAAACGCATATGATGTAGCAAGCATGTACGGGGGAAAACCTAATGAGTTCCCTAAAGATCAGGCTGTATTCGCAGGCCAAGAGATGCCTACAGGCGAACGTTTAGACCCTTACATGGATATACCACAATCAGATGTCCCAGAGGGATTCCACAGGATGCCTGATGGTTCAATTATGGCAGACTCTGAAATGGAAGCAGATGGCGTACTAGGTAACAGTGCTAAAGCATCAAGTAATAGCAAAGGTGTCTTAAACACTGATACTACATCATCTAATGATCGCAAACAAACTGCTGTGTCTGCTAATGCCCGTGGCTCTATGATGCCATTTGCTAAGATTGACAGAAACGAGGCATTAATCCGTATCGGTGGTGCTATGGTTGGTGGTTCATCACAGGGTTACACTGGTGCAATGAAAGCCGCGACAGCTGAATATGGTAACATCCAAGATGCTAACAGGCTTGCAGAGACTAACGCATTCAACAAAGCAGAAGCCACAAGACTTGCTGAAGCTAGAATACAAGCGCAGAAAGACAAGGCTGACAAGAAAAAGAAAGCAATGGGTATGCCTAGTGCTGTCTATAAACAGGCCGCATTGACTGCTATTACCGATATTAAAGGTAGATTAGCAAAAGAAAGTGGATTTAATCCATTTGACAACAATACTGGTCTATTCGGCTATGCCATGTCTCACGTAGCTGGTACAGATGCACATGATACAGCAAACGCTATTGATACAATAGAAGCATCTATTGGTTTCGACAGGCTACAGAAGATGCGCGACGATTCACCTACAGGTGGTGCTTTAGGTCAGGTTTCAAACATAGAACTTGCACTGTTAAGAAAATCACTAGGCTCATTAAAACAGTCTTCATCAAGAGAACAGTTCGTCAAAAACTTAAATTCAATAGAGACTCAGTACAAGAAAGCTGTTGCGGCTGTAGAAGCCCAGCAACGCGAATGGTACAGAATGCAAGGTGTTGATGTACCAGAGCCAAAAAATAACTCGGCAGAGCCAACTGTGGTTGGAGGCTATTCAATAGTAACTAAACAGAAATAATAGGTACAGATATGCCAACATTCGAAATCACTGCACCAAATGGTCAAGTATATGATATTACAGGTGAAACTCAGGAAGGCGCATTAGCGGCTTTAAAGGAACACTTAGGAGATATTGGACAAGAACAGCCAGCACCTGAAAGTCAAGCAGACACATCGGGCATGGGTGCAATCAAGTATGGTGTAGACAACGCTGGTAAACTCATAGGTAAAGGCATTCAAGGCTTTGGCGAACTTGCAGGATCAGATACCTTGCAAGACTATGGGCAAGAAATGGCACAACGCAATGAACAAGAGATTGCAGATGCCAACTACCAGCGTCCAGAGGGTGCTGATGGTATTGTAAAGAACCTACGCGAAGGCGACTTTGCAAATGCTGGTAGATCACTGGCATATGGGGTGGCAGAGGCCGCACCACAGATGGCTGGTGGTATCGTTGCTTCATCAGCCGCAATGGCTTCATCACCTGTTATAGCTGGTGGACTTCTGCTTGGCGGTACGGCCTATGGCATCACAAGTGCTATGGGTGAGAATAAGGCTGAAAAAGAAGAAAAAGGCTTAGATGCAGATGCTACTGCTAGTGACCTTACAGCGGCTATAGCATCTGGTCTTATTGAGATACTACCAGTCAAAGGCGGTGGTGCTACTTTAAAAATACTTAAAGAAGGTGCACAAGAAGTAGGGCAAGAAGGTCTTGTTATTGGTAATACCGCAGTACAAGGCGGCGCATATGTTCCAGATGAGATACTCAATAGAATGGGTGACGCTGGTATCATAGGTTCTACTTTAGCAGGGGCTACAAATACAGCTATCACTACTGTAAGTAAGACTGGAGATGTTGTCTTCAAACCACGTCAAGACCTTGACCCAGAAGTTGATCAAGCGGCTGGTGATGTTGCTAGGATGCTAAAAGATATTGCTAGTGATGAGGGTCTTAATCTAAAAAACATTGACCCTACATCAAAAAAGGGGGCAAACACCGCCTTAGACACAGCTAGATCAAAAAATACTACTGATATAAACACTGCCGCTGAAATCCTTCGCAAAGAAGTACTTAAAGGTGCAGATACTTCCACCCGACAAAGGTTTAATCAAGCAATTAAAAACGCAAACACTAAAGTAGGTACTGTAGTTTCTAATGAAGACATTAAATTTATAAAAGACACTGTAGGCAAAACATTAGAAGGCCAACAGCTTGTTCAGTCACTTTATAAATCAAATGTTGTCACAGAGTTATATGCGGCTGGTCTTAAAGGCGGCTTTTCAAAGTTTACTGACAACTTCAATCCAATACCTCAAATTGGTAAATCATACGACCCAGCAAGATCAATAGGTACTATGTTAAACTTAGGTGCTATTGCTGGTACAGGTGGTTCATCTTTATTAACACAAGTACCTTTAGTTGCTGGTGGACGTGCAATAGATGCAGTCACAGGCCGTAGGTCTAAAGTAAACCGCTTTGTCAAAAACAACAGTAAGTCTACAGGAATGTCTTCTCCTGTCGGAGTTGCCGTGGAAGGCAGGACAGAGCGTTTAAAAAATGCCCAGACAACAGCAAACAATGCTAAGATAGCCGCCGCAAAAGCAGTAAGAGCCAAAGATCAAGCGGCACAGAATGTTGTTAAGTATAACGAGGGTTATGCTCCTAACTATGGAGACCCAAGACTTAACCAGAAGCCTGACCCTAGAGGCACAGTACACAACGCACTTGCTCAATCAGGTAACCTTGGGACAATGTCTATCAGAGAGATAGATGCTGAAATACAGCGTATTATTGATGAGAGGTTAGCAGACAAACGTACATCTAAAGCAGAAAAGAAGTCTCTTAGAACTTATGCTAACTTCAATAGTCTAGGAGCAATGCCAAAAGGTGACCAAACACTTAGTCTTGCAATAGCCGCAATACGTGATCGTTTTAAGTTTCCTCAGTCTAACTCATCACCTCCTACACCCCCTGCACCACAACAGCGCAGTCCAGAGGTACAACAGGGCATCATAGGTAACTTACAGAAGCTATCTGAACTTAGGGCATCTATGGAATCTGATATGTCTATAAGTAACAGAGACAAAGCTGTAATGGATAAGGCATTATCTGATCTAGCTAAAGACTTGGGTTCAGACCCACAGGCAATGATAAAGCAGATAATCAAAGATGCAAAAGCTGACATGGATCAACCAAATAAAACAGATAGGTACTTAAAACCCTATCTAACCCGTGTCTCCATACAACAGAAAAAACGTAAGTAACATACAGCCCCAGTGATGGGGCTTTATTATACTAAGGAAGCAAAATGATCGTAAAAACAGCGTATGACCTAGTGCCATACCTAGAAGCTATTGAGACCATAAAGACATCTTCTTTAACCAAAGATCAAAAGTCACAGATACTACAAGAGATGGGGCATTCCTTCATCGACATAGTGTTTTGCAAGCAGTGTCCAAACACACACGCAGTAATCAAAAGCATACTAGGAGATCACAATGGGAGCACCCAAGAACCCAAGAAAGAAGTCGCCAAAAAAGGAACTGAAGTATCCAAAGAAGGCGACACCAAAAGAAAACAATTACTTCACAAAGTTAATGCAAACCGAGGAAGGAAGAGCACTACGAAAGCAGTGGTCAACCAAAAAACGTAAGAATGGAGGAAGGCCAGTAGGCACTCCAGATGGCTACACGTTAGAGGCCATCACCCCCATCCGAAAACAAGCACAGAAAGACGCTGAAAGGATTGTGGCTATCATGGCTAAAGACAACAATATTGACGACGAATACGCTGTAGAGGCACTCAAGACTGCCGTTGAGATCATGCGCGAACCAGCGCAGAACCGAGACAAACTAACAGCCGCACGTATGGTCTTAGACTTTACTAAGACAAAACCAGTTGCAAAGAGCGAAGTTACCATTGGCAAAGCAGAAGCCTTCTTGGAGTCGCTTTTAGTAAGTGAACCAGAGGAAGAGCAAACTGACGATGGAAAAGAAACTTAAAGAAGTACGCCGCAAACTATATGACGAATTTGACTTTTACTCTAAGTCAGCACTCAAGATCAGAACCAAAGATGGAGACATCAAGCCCCTCAAACTAAAGCCAGCACAGGTTATCTTACAGGATGCTGTAGATAAGCAAATGTCTACTGAGGGCAAGGTTCGCATCATCATCTTGAAGGCTAGACAGCAGGGTCTATCGACGTATGTAGGCGGCTATCTTTACTTTAATGTTTCCCAGCGCAAAGCATGTAAAGCAATGGTGGTCACACACCATTCTGACAGTACAAGAGCACTGTTTGACATGACTAAACGCTACCATGAGAACTGCCCAGAACTACTCAAGCCACATACAAAGTATTCATCTCGACGAGAGTTGACCTTTGATGTTCTTGATAGTTCTTATGTGGTTGCTACAGCTGGTGGTGAAAGCATTGGACGTGGTGAGACACTAACCCATGTTCACGCCTCAGAACTTGCCTTCTGGCAAAAGTCCACAGCACTAGAGAACTGGAATGGTATGACGCAGGCCGTACCTAACAAGAAAGGCACAGCTGTATTCGTTGAGAGCACAGCTAATGGTGTGTCTGGTATATTCTATGACCTATGGAAAGGTGCAGTGGATGGCTCTAACGGCTACGTCCCTGTGTTTATACCTTGGTATATAGACCCAGAGTATCGTGAGCCTGTACCTGAGAACTTTAAGATAACTCCAGAGGAAGAGGACTTATCTAAGAAATACGACCTAGACAACGAACAGTTGATGTTTCGTCGGCGAAAGATTGCCCAGAACGGCATCGACTTGTTCAAGCAAGAGTACCCTGCGGAACCAGAAGAGGCGTTTTTAACCACTGGTCGTCCTGTGTTTAACCCAGAGTCATTACAAGATGACCTAAAGACATCGAGAGATGTTGAA